TAGTTTTTCTTTGATATTGTCAAGTTGATTAGATAGTTCTTGTAGATTTTCCATTTATATATTTTGTTTTATATTATTGATTTTTTTGATTATAAAATTTCAATTTATTTTTCTAATACATATTTATAATTGTTATATGTTCCAGAGTTTAATCTAATATAATCACCATACTTTTTGGATTTAATAATATTTAAATATTTAAATCTTTCTTTACTATAAATTTTGTCTTTATAAAAAACATAAGTTTTGTCTTCACTTATTATACCATCTTTATCATAATCCAATATGTCAAAATTACAAACTGAAACATTAAGATCTTCCATAGTTTTTTCTTTTTGTTCTCTTTGTTTTCTATTTTTCTTATAATTAGTAACGCTATATCTAAAATTTTCATTATATACATATCTTAAACAATCATCATGACTTAATAGTTTTTTTGTAAATGCATAATAGTATCTATAATATTCAGTTCTATTATCTTTTGAATCGAAAGGATTATCATAACCATATTCACTTAATACCATGTATATTAATATATAATCTATATTTATATCACTTTTTAAACTAATAAATGTGTAATAATCCGTTATTATACCTCTTTAAGTGTCTAAATATACATAAAAGTAGTAATAATTTTAAAATTATTACTTGTTTTTACCACTTAAAGCACTATTTAAAGGTATAATGTTAGATTATACGGCATATTTAATGATAATTATATAATTTTGGAGGACTTCAATATAATTATAATTTGAAAAAATATAATTTGAAATTTTATAATCAAAAAAATCAATAATATAAAACAAAATATATAAATGGAAAATCTACAAGAACTATCTAATCAACTTGACAATATCAAAGAAAAACTAACTGATAAAGAATATAAAGATTTAATGGAACTTACACAAAAAATTCATAATATTAAAAAAGATAAAAGAGTAAAAGTAATTGAAATTAAGATACAAGTATTAGCATTTACAAAATATGATTGTGGAAATACTGGAATACACAATATTGGTCATTTGGGTTATGAACATGATAATAATAAAAATGCTGATGATGATGCTGATGATTATGATGATGATGATTATAAAAATCTTATATCCATCTGTGTAGATACACCAAATCTTCAAATTAATAAAGTTGAATTAAAAATTATTGATTTTAAAAGTGATAGACCTAGTATTGATGTAGAAGAAGGATATATAGAAGAACCATTTTATCTTAAACTTAAAGAAAGCAAATATATCCAATATAATCATGATTTACTATATCTATTTTTAGAAGATGTTAATTAAGACAACTTAATATAATTTATCTCATATATCCTTTTATCTTTAATTTTTTTAATTTAGTTGCTAAATCACTATCAGCAGTTTTATATGTTTTACCTTTCATCACAAATGCATAAACTCTTGCCATACCCCATTGCTGTGCTGACATTTTACCTTTTAAACTTTTACCACCAACTTTTTTACCACTTAAAGACCTTACACTTTGTGGATTATTTTTATGTGCCATTAACGCACGATCATAAACTACATCTAATATTCTTTTTGGAATTCCAGTTAATCTTACAATATCGTCTTTACCATTTGCTGTATTTAAAGGTTGTTTGTACTTCTTGTTAAACTTCATTTTGTTTGTTAATACCATTATATAATTAATATTTATATAATAATTTATGACAACTTTATAATTTAATAATGTTATAAATCCACCATTTTAAAATCAACGTTTTTTATAAAGTGTTTCAAATATGGGTATATGCTAAATCTTAATACTTTTATGAAATATGCTAATTATTTTATGGTTGATATATAACATTATTAATGTTATTATATACGATTAATTATCATTCTTCTTCAAATAATTTATCTAATGATTTAATATATTTTTGTTGAATATCTACACAATCATCTATTTCTTGTTTTCCTCTATCCCATCTTCCTCTGGGACAAATATTAAATGGTGATGATCTATGTTGCCAATATACAATCTTATCATTACATTTCCATAAATAAAAGATTTTCATATGTGGATTTTCTTGAAGTAGTTTATCTCCTTTCTTTAATTTATTTTCACCAAAAAATAATGTAGGATATTGATTGTGTAATATCCTTCTAGTTTTCATTTCAATAAAATAATTATCATTATATTTATCAAACTCAAAATATTTACCATATTTTTCATCATCTGCTGTATTCTTTAATTCACCAAACTTATCTTCCAGTATTTTATGAATATCTTTTTCACTTTTAAATCCAAACTTTAAATCTTTTCTTTGTTTCTTGTAATCCATTTATACTTATAACATAGAAAAAAATTTTATAGAAAAAACGCATTATTCATTTAACTTATCAATGAAATGTTACCAAAAATGGTTTATTTTTTTCAGCACGTTTTATTTTTAATGAATATAAAACTTGTCTTTTTATAATCTTATTTTGATTTAATTCTTCTTCAACTTCTCTTGTTATTATTGGATTTACATGATTTTCACAATAAGGACTATAATTATATAATCTACATGCTCTTCTTACACTTGGTAAATCACCCCACATATATATACTTATAATATCATTATAAGGATCTATATTATTCATATATGTTGCACCATCAAATATATAATTGTTTTTACCCCACTTTATTATCTTTTTTGCTTTAAACATTATATCTCTTTTTTGTTGTGTTGTTGGTCTTTGTTTTGGTGATACATTTTTTAAATACTCTTTTAATTGTGTACAATTTTTTATCTTATCATCATACTTAACATTTTCAATATATTTTTCTATATTATTTATTATATTACTTTTTGTCAATTCACTATCTATAATTACTCCGTGTTTCTTAAATAATGTTACAATATCTCGTTTTGAATGTGATTTATCCACCAACATTTTTTATATTATTAACAAATAAAATTTTTTTATTTATTATACTTAAAAAGATGCCACCAAAAACAAAAATTCCAAAAGGTGAAATGACACTTACAGAACTTAAACGATTAATTAAAAAATATGATGATACAATTGGTATTGATACAAAAGGTAAATCTCGTGATGAATTAATTACTGAAATACAAAAACTTAAATATCGTATAGATCATAAAAATAAATTACTCGTTTTAACTGTATCACAAAAAACAAAAAAATTACCTAAAAAGGTTGAAGCACCAGCACCACCACCTAAAAAAGCAAAGAAAACAAAAGCAGAAAAAGATAAAGATATGAGAGATAAAGTCATAAAATATATTATAGATAATCGTGATGTATTAGATGATGAAAGATTAAAATAATTACTTAAAAAGATAATGATAATAAAGAGTAAATAAGAGTATGGTTAATTATCAAAATGGTAAAATCTATAAAATTATCGATTATACAAATGATAATATTTATATTGGTTCTACTTGTGAACCAAGATTATGTAGAAGATTACAAAAACATAAATCATCTTATAAATGCTATTTAAATCCAAATGTTAAACAAGGATATATGAGGTCTTTTGATATTTTAAAAAATAATAATTATAAAATTATCTTGATTGAAGAATACCCTTGTGAAAATAAAGAACAATTATTATCAAGAGAACAATATTGGATTGATAAACTTGATTGTGTTAATTATAATAATCCTATACCAAATATAAAACAATATCATCAAAAATGGCGTAATAATAATAGAGATAAATTAAATAATATTACAAATAAAAAATATAGAGAAAATAATAGAGATAAAATTAATGAAAGAAATAGATTATATAGATATAGTGTATCAATAAATAATATTAATAAAATAGATATTGATTTATTCATATATTTTTTAGAATATTTAATTAATACTTTACTTAATTCAATTCTTGTTAATGGTTTTCCAGTTGATGTTTTAAATAAAACTCCCATACCATTCATTTTTATATAATATCTTAATATCTTTCTTAAATTGGGATCTTCAATTGGTAAATTTAATTCTTCATATTTTTTAGATGTTTTATATTTATTTAATACAAAATATAAACTACCTTTTGATGGTACAACTAAATAATTATTTTCCTTTTTATCATCATCATTTAACTTATTATATGCTGCTT